CGGTATATCCCGATACTATTGACTCGTTAGTTAAGGCTCAGTATATTCGTATGCCTAAGGACCCGAAATGGACTTATACAACTATCGTAGGAGGTTCGCCATTGTTTGACCAATCGGCTATTGATTACCAAGACTTTGAAATACCTGCTTCTGACGAGGTTTCTTTGGTATCGAAAATATTACAATATGCAGGAATATCTATTAGAGAAGCCGATGTATATGCATTTGGAACTTCACAAGAAACCGCAAATAAACAAATAGAAGGATAATATGGCTTATTTAAACGGTTATCAATACTATGAAAATTCAGGAAATAACCCCGAAAATGAAAATTGGGGTTCATACCAATACATATCGTTATCTGATATTGTAAATAACTTTATGTTATTATATGTTGGTAACGATAAATTGATAAATAATATTACTAAATATAATGTTTTATTTCACGCTAAACGTGGTATTCAAGAAATAAACTACGATGCGTTAAAAGAAATAAAGGTATTGGAGATAAGTGTTTGTGATAGATTAAAGTTCGTACTTCCAAATAACTACGTAAACTATGTTAGAATTTCATTATATAAAAATGGAATACTTAGACCGCTTTCTGAAAATATACAAACGAATCATAGTAATAGTTATTTACAAGATAATAACTGTAGAGTATTATTTGACCAAAATGGTGATGTTTTAGAAGGTACGTCTATATTAGACCATGATAGAATAAATGACGCTGTAAGAACTATTTACTTAGGTGAAGGTAAGTTTTCAGGTCGTGAAGGATACAATATTGATGGAAGGTGGTATTTTGACTATAATGTTGGTTCAAGATTTGGCTTAAATACCGAAACTGCAAATTCTAATCCAACATATAATATAGATAAAAAATCAGGAGTAATTAATTTTAGTTCTGGAATGTCTGGTGAGTTATGTATTTTAGAGTATATTTCTGACGGTATGGAAGGTGGAGATGATTCTGAAGTTCAAGTAAATAAACTTGCAGAAGAGTTTATGTATGCCTATATTAAATACGCTATACTAAACAATAAACAAAGCGTACAAGAATATGTCGTACAACGTGCTAAGAAAGACAAATCAGCCCTTTTAAGAAACGCAAAGATAAGATTGAGTAATATGCACCCTGGAAGATTATTGATGAATCTGAGAGGTCAAGATAAATGGATAAAATAGTATGAGTGGTATCGAGGTAAATTTCATACAGGGAAAAATGAACAAAGATTTTGACGAGAGGGTAATACCTCCTGGTCAATATATTGACGCATTAAACATTAGGATTGGCTCAAGCGAAGGAAATAGTGTAGGTGCAATAGAAAATTCAAAAGGTAATACACAGCTAACCGATATTAGGTATCAAGGCAATGGTATAGGGAAAGATGCTAGATGTATTGGCTCTTATGAGGATGGGTCAAACGAAACTATTTATTGGTTTTTATATGACCCAGGAAATGCTGATATGATATTATCGTACAATACTAATAATGGAGTTATACGATATCACGTAATATCAACTACTGTTTTAAATTTTAGTGAAGAGTATTTAATAACAAGCATAAACCTAGTTGACGATTTATTATTTTGGACAGATAACTTAAACCCTCCTAGAAAAATAAATGTAAATAGAACTTATCCTCAGCCAATATACGCTATTGACCAAATAACAGAGGATGATATTTCTGTTATTGTTTCGCCACCATTAGAAGCACCATCATTATCTTTACAAAATCAGGCTGGCGAGGAGAATTATATGACCGAGAAGTTTATCTCATTTGCTTATAGATATAAGTATAAAGACAATGAATATAGTGCATTATCTCAGTTTAGCGAGATAGCATTTGAGCCAGGTGATTTTAGCATAGACTATTCTTCATTTAATAATAGAGCAATGCAGAATATTTTTAATTCTGTTGACGTATCTTTTAATACTGGCGGTGAAAATGTTATTGGTATTGACTTATGCTTTAAACTATCTGATTCAAATATTATAAATGTAATTGAAAGATATAAAAAGTCTGAGCAAGGATGGGGTGATAACGCAATTCAAAATATATTATTTAATAATAGAAAAATATATACTACTCTTACTGAGAGTGAATTACTAAGATTATATGACAATGTGCCTAGAACCGCTAAGTCTCAAACGGTGATGGGTAATAGATTGGTATATGGAAATTATGTTGACGGATATAATATAGACCAACCACTTGACTATTCATTAGACTTAATAACTGAAGATATTGCATATAAGGTAAATCCAATTACGTACTCAGATGGTGTAGATTATACTATAGATGTTTTAGATACAGAAACTGTAGAAAACGCTAAAATAGATATTGACTTAACTGGAGTTGAATTATCTAATGGTTCGTTTTTTACTATATCCTTTAATTTAGCACACTCTTCTTTTGGAGGAAGTTCTTTATATACAGATACTGCTCCTCCGTTAAATAACTTTGCAGATGAGTTTGTATTTAGCTTTCAAAGAGATTATATTGATGTAAATGATTTAGCTACTAGTCAAGAATTTATAGACGCTATATCTACTCACGAACCATACGCTAGTGCTTGTTCTGGATTTTCTGTAACGGATAAATTTAACTGCTCTATAGTCGCTAAGGCTGGATGGGATGAGGTCGGAAGCGGTATAATTAATGCTGATGGAGGTTTTAAAATAACATCTTCTGGAAGCATATTAAGCATACAAGTTCCAGCGGTTGAATTTACAATAGAAGACCCTGATAATCCAGGAATATTTTTATTTGCATACGAGTATTTTTTAAATTCAAGTACTCAATCAATATTCTCACTTACTGGGGCTAAGAGAAGTTTACATAGCAATAGAGATTACGAGGTTGCTATTGTCTATTCTGATAAGTATAATAGAAGTTCTACCGCATTAGTAGATACTGGAAATACCATATTCGTGCCATCTGATAATTCAGATAAAAAAAATTATATACAGGCAACTGTGAATAATATTCCTCCTTCTTGGGCAACAAGATATAAGTTTGTAATAAAACCATCGAAAACAAGATATGAAACAATATATACTAACTCTTTCTTTATCGAAGATACTGGTTTTACTTGGTTTAAATTAGATGGAGACAATAGAAGTAAGGTTCAAGATAATTCTACGTTAATTGTAAAAGCCGATACAAGCGGAATAATAAATGAATTAATAAAAACTAAGGTATTGGCTTTAGAGGCTAAATCTAAGGATTTTATTATAGGAAATAAAGATGAAAATGGAGATGATATAATTGAGCCAGCTGGTTTATATATGAAGTTAAAACCTTCTAATTTTGCTGCTGAATATCAAGTTAATTCCTTTATAGATGAGGGTAATGTTTCCTCATCTGGAAACTATACTCAAATAGCTTATCCTTGCCATATTACAAATGACCAATATCCTGATGAACCAGGTAGTTTACCGTATATTAGATATACAATACCAGCTGGAAGTATAATAAATATCGCATTAAGAGTATATCGATATTCTGGAGTAGAGTGTTCTTCAAGAGATTACTTGCTTGAAAATACATATATAGCAGCAAATGATTATGCAGATATGTATGATTTTGTTACAAGACAAAATATAAACTTAGCTGCTGGAACAGAGACTGGAGCTGTAGAGAATACAAATGTATTCAATCCAGTATTAGAGGATTGGACTATTTCTCAATCTATTCCTACAATACAAAATACGAATCAATATCAATTCTTTAAGGATGACACTACAAATGCTTTGTATTTGGTTTGCAAAAGTGGTACTCCAAACTGCTCTAATGATGCGTCAATTATACCTGTTGGATTCAGCATATTAAATTTTGGAGGAAGCGCTATAAAGGTGCCTAAGTCAAGAATTTCTTGTGAAATTACAGTTCAAAGAGCTACTTCTTTAATGATATTTGAAACAGAAGCGGAAGATGCTGATGGTGAAATATACTATGAAGGAAGTGATAATTTTGCTATCGTTAACGGACTACATACTGGGAATGTTTCTAATCAAACATCAATAAGTCCAGCAGTAGTAGACTTGAACTTCTTTAACTGTTTTACATTTGGAAATGGAGTTGAAAGTTATAAAATAAATGATTCACTTATAGGAGCTCCGTTTTATTTAGGAAGTAGGGTTACTGCTGTATCTCAAGAAGAATATAAAAAAGCAGATAGATATGCTGGAATTACATATAGTGGAGTATATAATTCTGAAACAAATTTAAATAAACTAAACGAATTTAACCTTGCTCTTTCTAATTGGAAGGACTGTGAGCAATCATTTGGACCAATAAATAAACTATTTGCTCGTAAGACAGATTTACTTGTATTGCAAGAAGATAAGATATCTTATGTTTTAGAAGGTAAAAATTTACTTTCCGATGCTGCTGCTGGTGGTGCCATTACGTCTATACCAGAAGTTCTTGGTACTCAGATTGCTAGAGTTGAGGATTATGGTATTAGTAATAATCCAGAGAGTTTTGCATCTCGTGGAAGTGAAGTATTTTTTACTGATGCCAAACGTAATGCTGTGTTAAATTTAAAAGGAAGTTCTGGAGCTACGGCTCAAAGTTATGCTGGAGAACAGTTAGAGGTAATATCTAATTTCGGTCTAAAAAATTGGTTTAGAGATACTTTTAAAGACACATTTAATAATCAAAAAATTGGTGGATTTGACCCATATATGAATGAGTATGTTTTATCTACAAATAATCAATCAAAACCTATTGTTCCTGATATTTACAAATGTAATAGTTCTATATCTAGACAATTAGTATTTGATACTTATACATACGACACAGAAGTTGGAACAACTTTAGGATTTATATATATTAATTACGATTTTATAGTTGGGTCTGCAAATATTACAGTAAATTACAACTCTGTAGAGGTTATAAGTCAGACAATTACGGGTCAAAATTCTGTTTTCTTTTATAAAGATTTAGTAATTCCGACTAAAATAACTATTACAATAGAATGCCTTGAAGAGTCTTCTTATGTATTAACTACCAAATGCCCTTATTCAAAGGATATAGAGGTAATTAGAATAGTATATAATTCTCCATCTGACGAAGGAAAGACTATTCACAATAGTTATAATTGGTCATTAGGAGGCGCTAGTAGTGTAGATAGCGTAGACTATGTTTTACTTGAGGCTGATGGAGTGTCTGTTTACGAATCAGTAGTTGGACAACCGTCAGTTGGAGTTATTCCATTTGATGGAAGCACTGTTAAAATGCAATCTAACAAGCTTTTTACAGATGATTTTATATTTAATGAATATATTCATAGGTTTAAATACTTAGTGTCTGACACGCTTTATTCTGAGTCAGATACTGATATTATAACTCCTTTATTAATTACTTGTACACCTACATTAAATCCATCTACTGGAGTATACGAATCTTCTTTTGTTTATACTGCTACTTCAGGATATTACCTATATTTAGTGTGGGATTATAGAGAGCCTGATTATTCAGTACTAGATTACTCACCATTAGACTATAAAACAACCTTTTAAATTATAAAAAAAAATGAACTATACAGAAGTATTAAATTTAATAAATACAAATTTAGCTAGCGCATCAAATATCACAGCTGCTGAACATCGTGAAGTGGAAATAGCATTGCTTAATTATGGAAAAACCCAAAACAACTATGTAGGCTATATTACAGGGGTTAATTTACCAGTTGCAGATGGTGCGTCACTTACCGTAAGTGGAAGAATAACTAGTGCGGTTGGAACTGCAAGTAATGGAATACTAATAACTATTACTGACGCAATGCCTTCTACCAATTATTACATAAGGTCCTATATTGAAAGTCTTGGAACATATACTACTGATTCGGAGATTAGAAGAGAATCGTTTAAAAAAATATCTACTACTCAATTCTATTACATTCAATCAGAAACAAATAGTCAAACTCAAAACCTAAAGGTGCATCTTGAAGTAATTTCATTAGACTAAATGGAAAAAACATTAGCATATAGTAACGATAGTCAAGGTTGGACTTCATTTTTCTCTTACATACCAGAGAATATGATTGGCATGAACTCGTATTTCTATTCGTTTAAGAACGGAAACTTGTATCGTCACAATTCAGATGATGTTGATAGAAATAACTTCTATAACGAACCTTTTTTTTCTAGCATAACAACTGTATTCAATGCTGAGCAAGGAACTGTAAAGAACTTTAATACAATTGCTTTAAATAGTGATGATAGTTGGGATTGTAGTATACTAACTGATTTGTCTACTGGGGTTATTGACCATTCTTATTTTGTATTAAAAGAAGGTGATTACTTTGCTTATATAAGAAGCGATGCGAATACTCAAGACTTAGACTTACGCTCTACTCAAGGCATTGGAGTTCCTGTATCTATAAATAGCACAATTCCATCCGCTGTAGTAGTTACTTTTGGATATAACTTAGGAAGTATAATTACTATTGGTGCAAATGCTTATAAAAATAACGCTGGAGTTCCTTTAAAGTTAGGTAAAATTACTGGTAAAACCAATACTACAATAACTATAAATACTGTTGGAGGTAATGTTCCGTTAGTATCTGATTTTATATTTTACTTTCAAAATGCAGTTGCTGAGTCTTACGGAGTTCGTGGATACTATATGCAGATTGAATTAAAAAATGAAAACACGTCAAGAGTAGAGATGTTTTCTATAGGAAGTAGTATATTCAAAAGTTACCCATAAATTGAGTATCTTTGCATAATGCACGAGTGTAGGTTAGAAAATAGAGATACGTACTATGAAACATTAGTAAAGTGGTGGACTAAATGGGAATTTCCAATACTATTAAAATCATCACTACCTAAAAGAATATTTGTAGTAACGTCTTTAAAAAATTGATATTGATTTGTGTTTCGTATACCTATTATTGATTGAGAAACATTCCAATCACCTAAAATAGGATTAAATACATTATCATTTTCAAAAGCTCCAGTCTCTACACCAGCAGTTAAGTCGATATTTTGTCCCGTTACAAAATCATACATATCTATATAGTCGTTAGAAGCTATATATGTATTTTCTAGTAAATAATCTTTTGAAGAACACTCAACTCCAGAATATCTATACACTCTAAGTTTAATATTTATAATACTTCCAGCAGGTATAGTATATATTATATTCGGTAAACTACCTGGCTCGTCAGGATAATTTTCATTTGGTACATGGCAAGGATATGCTATTTGAGTATAATCGCCAGAAGAAGATACGTTTCCGTTGTCTATAAATGAATTTTTTTGATATTCAGCGGCAAAGTTAGAAGGCTTTAACTTCATATATAAACCAGCTGGTTCAATTATATCGTCACCATTCTCGTCTTTATTGTCAATAATAAAATCTTTAGATTTAGATTCTAGAGCTAATACCTTGGTTTTTATTAATTCATTAATAACACCACTTGTATCAGCCTTTACTATTAAAGTATCGTTATCCTTAACCTTACTCCTATTATCTCCGTCTAATTTAAACCAAGTAAAACCACTATCCTCAATAAAGAAAGAGTTGGTATATATGGTTTGATATAATGTTTTGGATGGCTTTACTACAAATTTATATCTAGTTGCCCAAGATGGCGGGTTATGATTAATGGTCGCTCTTATAGAGCTTTTTTTATCAGAATTGTTTGCTGGTATAAATATTGTATTATTTGTATTGACTAACGCAGTAGAGCTTCTATTATACTTATCCATATAAACCATAGCAACTTCATAATCTCTATTACTATGCAAACTTCTTTTTGCCCCAGTTAAAGAAAATGTAGAACGAGTATTTGAGTTTAAAAAGTATTCATAAGCAAATAAAAATATTCCAGGATTTAATGGGTCTTCAATAGTAAATTCTACTGCTGGAACTTGTATACTTAATACACTACCAGAAGTAGTTATTTTAAACCCGCCATCAAGTCCTACTATACCACTTCCTACTTCACTCCATCCAATTTCAGAAACTATAGAGCAATTAAACAAATCTGTTACTGAAAATCCAGAACACGCGCTTGAATATATGTTATGTGAGTATATGGCGTCTATAAATTCCTGACTTGTAGCTAAATCATTTACACTTGCATAATCTCTTTGAAAACTAAATACAAATTCATTAGAAAAATTATTTAAAGGAGGGGTATCTGCTACATACAAAGAACTACCTCCAAAAGCAGAATGTGTTAAATTAAATGATATTGTTAAAAAAGAACCATTAGACAGCTCTATTCCAGTTAAGTCCACATCTAGTTTAGAGTTTTCTATATACCTCGCATCAGTATTGTCTATGGTGTACTCAGCACCATATGAATAATCAATAGGATTAACTTTATACGCAATATCTTCAGTTGTTAAATTCAGCGTATAATATAATGGCTCATCAATATTGTAACCATCAACATAGTTACCATAAATTAGCCTATTACCCATCATAGTCTGAGACTTTGCAGTTATTGGAACATTATCGTACAGTCTAAGCAACTCACTCTGCGTGAGTGTTGTATATATTTTTCTATTATTAAATGATATTGTTTGAATTGCGTTATCCACCCATCCTTGCTCTGATTTTTTATATCTTTCAATTACATTTATAATATTAGAATCAGATAATTTAAAGCATAAGTCAACGCCTATTACGTTAGTACCACCAGTATTAAACGAAACATTTACAGAATTAAAAATATTCTGCATTGCTTTATTGTTAAAAGAAGAGTAATCTATACTAAAATTACCTGGCTCAAAAGCTATTTCACTAAATTGAGACAAGGCACTATATTCGTTATCTTTATATTTATATCTATACGCAAAAGATATAAACCTTTCTGTCATATAATTTTCCTCACCAGCTTGGTTTTGTAAAGATAATGAAGGAGCATCTAATGGAGGTGCTACAATAACCGAAATATCATTTTCTGTTATTTGGTCAACTGTTAATATTGGTTGAGGATAACTTCGAGTTACGTTTATTTTTCTTGGAGGATTTAAATTGTCTGTCCAAAATAATAAGTCATCAACCTTATTTATACCGTTTATAAGGTAATCAAGACTAAAATTTAATACCTCAGTAGATATTACATGATATATAGTTACGTTATTCGTGGTATTGTATGATAAAATCATATCAGCATTTCCAGGGTCACAAATAAACCAATACAAAGTTTCATTTGAACCGTCTTCATACGAACCAATACATCTAGCGTTTTTACCAATAGCATTACCTTGATATCTGATATCGGTAAGTTGTAAGTTACCTTTTGAATTTTCTAACGCTCCAATACTATTATCTTCGCTTGAACCAATCCTAACATTTAACGCATCAATATATTGACCAGGAGGAATTACTCTCTCGTCAAAATCCTTATTCATTTTACCAGCTAAGAAATTTACTTCAGCGTTCGCCATACTATTTTATCCATTTGTCTTTGCCTCTCAGGTTCATCAATAATCTTCCTGGATGCATATTACTCAATCTTATTTTTGCGTTTCTTAAAAGGGCTGTTTTGTCCTTCTTAGCACGTTGTACAATATATTCTTGAACTCCTTGCTTATTGTTTAGTATAGCGTATTTAATATATGAATACATAAACTCTTCAGCAAGTTTATTTACTTGAACTTCAGCATCGTCCCCACCTTCCATTCCATCGG